TATATACTCTTCAGTAGTAAGGCTTGATAAGGTAAAACCTACATCATAGTAAGTTTCAAAGTCTAAGGTTATGAGTTTCATATTATCCTAAAAATGGTGGGCTACTCACGGTTTATATAAATGCAAAAATACCGTCTAAATAATTTAACATACATATAAAAGTGCTTTCGCCCTTTGCGTTTACTGCAAATTCTTATTTATTTTTTGCGTGTCGTGCAAATTCATCACGACATATTACCGAACACCAACGACGAGTATCCTTAACAGGTTCATCACACCATATACATTTACCTGTTGTGTTAACAGGTGTTTTAGCTTTATTATGGGCATTGGTGACTGCCGTATCAATCATTTGTTGTAGATATTCGTTAGCGACATCTACTTCGTCGTTCATCATGCAGTTGCTCTTTCTATTGGTTTACTATACATTGTGAAACTTCTACGCCATGCTTTACCTCTTGGTTCAGGTGTAGGAAGTTTAACTAATCCTTGTTTTTCTAAATCTCTAATTCTACTTTCATTACCTAATGTATTTAGTATAACTTTGTATCTGCCTGCATTAGGAAACTTAGTCATATATTCTAACGCACTATTAATAATTTCTTGGTCAGTAAATCGTTTATAAGCTCTCAAAATAAACACTCTCCTACTAATTCATATAAATTTTCTTTGACAACTATCGGTTTATCTAGTTTTATTACTATAACATCTTTATTATTTTCTGTAAACCATTTCGCTTCTTTTTGACTCCATCTATACTTTCTAATAATTTCTCCATCATCATCTAAAGTAGCATGAGTAAAAGGTAAAGACATTTAATCAATCCCCCAAAAAAATAAAGCATAGCCACGATGACTATGCCGTCTATAACAGGTTGTGTCCTATTCAATAGGTGTTCGTCGAATAATTTCTTTTGCAATCTTGGCACGTTTTTTACCGCCTTCTTTAAACTTATCTAACATTTCGTATAAGACCTTAATGGACAATGCCTTAAGTCTATCTTTGCCTGTCTTAGTTTTAAACGGATTGGCATGTCGTTTGCTTTTATGAACTTGTTGTGTTGCCATTATAATCCTCCAAATGCTTCTGCTAATTTTTTACTGTTATACTTATTTTCTTTGTTATACTCTTGAGATTGAGCTTCGTTTTTATACATGGGTGTAATAACTATATGATGCACATCTTTTAAATTAGAAAAATACTTTAAGTCGTCAGGTAGAAAAGTCCATACATGTCTAGCCCTTAAATTATTATTTGTGTCATATTCTTTATATTCCCAAGCATCAGGTTTAGTTGCTTGCATATTTAGTCGCCTCTTGTTTATAAAATATTATATGAGACCATTGTATAGCTTGTTGCAATTTCCACCATGACTTAGGCTTAGATATACTTGTATCATGGAACGATGTAGCACCATAACTATAATCAGGTTCTAGCTTGTGCATTATACGCCATGCGAGCTGATAATAGTAAGGATTTATTTCATTCGGTTCGGGTGGCTTTACTTTTCCATACCAACTGAACTGAGATGGTCGTTTCATTTCATAGCAAACATTCTTTGGATTAAAGTCTGCTCGTCTCATCAATACATATCCTACGGCAATTTGGGCTTGTTGTGGTTCTATGCTACTTTCCATAAATATGGTTGTGGCTAGACACGCCAATGCTTGGTCTATCATAATGACCCTCCTTAAAAACTGAAACCAGTTTTATTTAGATTATTTTTTTGATTTTAGATATTCTTGAATGTCTCTAGCATACCATTCTATTTTGCCTGCTTCTTGAATAGGGTCGTCTTTGTCACCTAAACGACTAGCATATGCTATAAGAGTGCCTTTGATATAACCACAATATTCCTCTGTGGTTAGTTTTGCTTTGATGTAATCTGATGTTTCTATGCCACCTTTTGTGTAGTGAGATGGGCTATTTACCATATCAGATGTTATGGGTTTTGCTCCTGTGCCTTGTGTTTCTGTCATTATAGTCCTTTCATTAGGGTTATAAGTTCATCTATATTACTCTCATTTACCACGATTGCCAAGCCTTTATTATTGTTTATTAGGTTAATGTTGTGTTTTTGCAACTCGGTAAGTTTGTTATTACCTGCCTTACATTCTATCCCTATAAACTTTCCCTTATGACATACAACGATGTCAGGCACACCACTACTGCCATATCCACCTGTCTGTGGGAAAAAATAATAACAACCGACAATGTCTAAAATTCTTTTAACTTGTTTCTTTACTTTGGCTTCGGGTGTCATTAACTTCCTTATCTAGTTGTTCGTTATAGTTTGCTATCTGTGTTGATGCAAAGTGAATACCTCTGATGATGCCTAATCTAAATGCATAGTAAAACATCTTAGCATCTTTCTCAGACCTTACACCTTTAGTATCATCTACATATTTATAATAATTAGGGACGGCTACTTCAATGATATCCTGTTCAAGTTTTTGTTTCTGTTCTTCTTGGTTCATATATTCTACTTACTCCTTCAAAGATACCTAATAAATCATTAGGCTTAAAATCATTCTTGTTAAATGAGAATGGTGACTTTCTACCATTAGCGTGCTTGATATATCCTGTGACTACAATTTGTTCTACGATAATTTGTTTCTCTTTAGCTACCATCTTTTACACCTTTTAGTTCGTTGAGTTGCTCTTCATCTAAAATAACTATATAGAATGACTTTGATGCTCGCCAACCTATATACTCCATATTTTTAACAGGACAATTATACATTTGAAATTCAAACAAATCTCTATCCTCTGCTATTTTGTTAGGCGATGATGCCTTTGCAAATGTAAGTTTAGCTTTAATATAATTAGGCAAAGTATGTTCGTTAAATATTCTACGATGTCCTCTGCCTACAAACACATTATATTCATCACTTACATACACAGGAACTTTGTATAAGATTTCTGTCCTAGAAGTTTCTATGGGTTCTATAACTTCTATTATAAGATTTTGAAACATACATTCCTTTGGTTGAGTCTACATGATGTAGACTTATTGTAATTGAACTAAGATATTTCCTTTAGTGTCACGGACTTCTATACCCCATCTAGAGTCGGGATAGTTTTTATCAAAGTCCCAGTATTTTACTTTAGTAAATGTATTATGTAAAGTCTTGAGCCTATCACTAAATTTTCTTTTAAAGAATTCAAAATATATTATTGGTTTATATCTTGAAGGGTTATTATTACTTACTACCCAATACAAATCATGAATACCGAACCCAATCATATATAAATAACTTGCCGATACATAATCAGTTTTCCATAACTCATCAGCTTTATTTAATATAACTTCACTATGATAATTACCTTCATTATCACTAGATACACACTCCTTAAATACATCTCTAATAGTTTCAACAAAGGATTCATTGTCCAATGTATTCATAAATGTTTTAATTATATTAAGTTTTTCTTTCTCAGCTTTTATGACTTCATTAGACTTAGTTCTATCTACATAGGGTATATCTATTGAATACCTTGATGACTCATGCAATTCAAATGTATCTATATTGTATCTAAAGCCTTTGAATACAGGTATTTTAAGATTGTGTACATAAGACTTAATAATATTACCACCAGCTCTAGATGATTTCATAGCAAATACTCTATGAGGTAAATATTGACTCCATATCATGTTTGAACCTTGATGCAAACTATTATGAGTTAGCTCTGCCGTATTATCATCTCTAACGATAAAGAATGGTTTTTTATCATGGTTCCATGTAGAGTAATAAGGTATGTTAGCCATGTTTTTCCATCGGTATCCTAAGGCTGAATGATATTTATAAAACTTTTCAGGGTCATGTTCTTTCATCTGTTCAGCTTCATATGGGTCAAGATAATCTTCTACGAACCCACCCCAATAGTAAAGATGATATTCAATCTTACCATCAACTTCTACGACTTTAAAGTATTTATGTCTATGAGTTCTACTAGCATACGGATACTCATCAGTATTCCGATAAGGTTTTGTGTTTGCTACTATTTGTTGTAATGCTCTATAGCTTATCATTTAGTCTTCCTTTTTAATAACTTTACCATAGGTTGTAGGGAAATTACTTCGTTGCGTTATTAACCACAATGTCGGTGATGTGATGTTCCATTTAATATCATCTTCAACATAGCCGTCGGTGAATACAATGACTGCCTCAGTTTGTATCTTATGTTTATTTATATATTCACTCACACTTGATACATGAGTTCCACCACCACCTTCGGGTTTTAGTAATGACGCAATAGCATTGTATTGACTTGGTTCAAACACTTGCATCGAATGGACTTCGGTATCCCACCATAACACACGAACTTTTGATGGATTACTTACTTCACAAATCGTCACCAGTTCCGTTGCAAACTCTGTAAGCTCTACGCTACCTATTGAACCTGATGTATCAATCGCTACAATTAATTCACCCATACTCTCGTTCTCAATAGATGGCATATAAATATCATTGACCATAAGTCTTTTGTTAAACCTTCGCCAAGTATATTCATCACTACCACGAGTTGCACTAGATATGAACTCACGCAATACCTCACGCCAATTAACTTTTGGTGTAAGTAAGTCTTGTATGGTTCTTGGTATCTTAGCACCGAGCCTGCCTGCCAATAGACTACCTTGCCTTATTGCATTGTCTATCTTACTTGCTTGCTCTGCTACTTGTTCAGGTGACATTGTTTGTGCGTTCTCAAAGTCGTGGTCATCTAATGTTTTCATATCTGATACATCGGGCTGACCATTACCATTGAGTCCACTACCTGTAGACTCACCCTTAGATTTCTTATCTTGTTGCTCTTTCTGTTTTTGTTTAAGATAGTTATATACTTCACGCACAGACCAATTATGAAACTTTGCATCATACAATGCATCATCGGGCAACTTAACTATGTTAGGGTTAAGTTGCTTAATGACATCGTTCACAACATAGTCGGCGGCGACATTAACTAAGTGAGGCTCTGCCTTAAACTCTTTGGTAAATCGTTGTATGTGTTTGAATGCGACATGAAGGTTCTCATGCATCACTAAGCCACATAACTCTTGGTCGGTTAGACCTTCAATAAACTTTCTACCATACTTCTTATTGACGCCGTCGGTGTATGCAGTAATATCTTTATCCTCAACACTACTCTTACCCATAAGGATAACACCTGAATACAATGCCGTGTCAGTATAGTTGAGCAAGGCAACATGAGCCTTCTTTAACCTCATCTCTTGACTAGCCATATTTCCTCCTTGAGTCTACAAGTGTAGACTTGTTATTAAAATAACTCATGGTTCTCTGATGCCCACTTCGTAATCTCTAGATTACTACGAGCTAGCTTTCTAGTCTTATCACTACGGATAATCATAGTAAAGAATATCGCTTGTATCTCAGAGCTATCAATACGCTTAACAAACTTCATGAATGATGATAGTTCATCTTGAGTCTTGAGTCTATCTGTCGCTTGGAACATTAACATGAGTTGACCTGCCATATCCTCTGGAATATTAATATCCATTGGGTTCTCAATAATCTTGTCAAACTCTGGTAATTGCTTATCAAGTTTAAGGAACGCACTCATATCTGCACTTGCACTCGCACCGATAGTCCCTGCCAATGCACACATCGTCGCATTATCACCAATGACATCTTGGTTATCTACAATGACTGACGCTTTAGCTAATGAACGAGGGCTACAGAAAGATAGCACAGGCTTACTAGGATTAAAGATATATGGGTTATCCTCTTGACCTACATCAAGATAACTATTCAATGCTCTTGGGAACATATACACCCATGCTCTAATCAACGGATTGATATTGTTATTGCCTGCCCACTTGAGCCATGTATCCACATCGGGCTTTTGCATTTTCAATATACACACACGATTGCCTGCATGAGCTAACATCGTATCACCTACACCATCACTTGCATTGTTACTTGTGCCGAACACGATTGAGCCTTGTGGTAACTCTACATCACCGACACATCTCTCTAGCATTAACCTAGTAAAGATAACTTGTAATAACTTCGGTGACTTCATGAACTCGTCTAGTAAGATAACCTTAGGCTTTGGACTATCTAGTTTAAACAAATTACCGACATAGCTCTCTAGTGTTTTGCTTTCGTGGTTCGGAATAGTCATAGATATATCTGACATATCTTTCACAGGGCAATCTACATAGATATAATCATAGTCATCGCCTAAGTCTTGCTCAATCATTTTGAGTAATGATGTTTTACCACAACCTGGTTCTGATTGAATGATTGGTGTGAGTT